CTGACACGAAAAGAGGCTTGGCGCGTTAATAACGTCAACAACTCAACAGGAGCAAAGACCACATCTTGCGGATAACCTTTGCACGTCTCATAATTTGAGCCGCTCGCGTGTAGCGAACCTGAACCGACAACAAACCCGCTAGACTTAAAATCAATGCCCTTGTATTTTTCTAGTTTTTGCATCAAAGACAGTTTTTTATCATCATCACTCAACTTAAAATAATAATGCTGACTACCGCCACCGCTCCCCGTATTGACGATAAACGCGCAATCTAAAACGATTGGCACATCTTTGCATAACTTCTTAAACGACTGTACACCGCCATTACGCGCATCAACATCGACAATAAGGTAATCGCGCACAATGACACCAAAGCCAGTATTAAAATGCCCCATATCATCAAAGCATTCTATCTGTTCGTCAGACCAATGCGGCACGTTCTGCCAGTTGCTCATAACGGGATGTTTTAAAATAGCATCACACTCGGCATTACCACAGTTACAATGCCCGTTTGTCACGCCATGCAAGCCAAACACCCGAAAGCCTGCATCTATATAGTCGTATAATTCGCTAATCATTGTTATTGTCCTTTTCACAATCGCAATCTTTTAAAAGATATGCGGATAGCTTTTCAATTGTCGTGACGTTTGCACCCTTGGCATTGCCAGCTTTAAAAGTAAAAACGGTTCGACTAGACAAGCCAGTGGCATTTGCAACAACATCTAATCGTCTGTCTTGCAATCGTGCGCTAATCTCAGGAATGGTTAAAAGTCTCATTGTTTGGCCTCGCTGTTTGTTTTGTATTGCCTTATAATATAGCAAGTATTTGCAGCTTGCTTGTATTTTTTTTCATCTTATACGCATTTTACTATATACAAAGCCAAAAATAGGGCTTATATTACTACTCATCAAGGCGGCCAATGCTCACTTGATAACCCAAAAATCCAATGGAGCAACAAAAATGTCATACCTCAGTCAAGTCAAAAAACCCACGCCGCAAGCACCCGTCACTACGATTGTTGGCTTTGCTGGTAGCGGTAAATCAAGCCTCGCTGGTTTATTCCCCTCACCTATTTTCATTCAAGCCGAAAACGCCACGTCTGTTTTTGAGACAATGCCCGAAGACTTGCAGCCCGCATTTTTTCCTCAGTTACCCATCGCAAACGCCAAGCGCAACATCAAAACCAGTGAAGTGCTTTTTGAACAATTGCGCGAATTGATGACAGTTGAGCATGGCTTTAAAACTGTGGTTATTGACTCAATAACCGCGCTTAACATCATGTTTGAAAACGAAGTCGTAGAGTTTGACGACAAAGGCGCAAGCAACATTGGCGAAGCACAAGGTGGTTACAACAAAGGTTATCTTGTTGTTGCAGGTATTCATGCCAAGTTACGCGCCGCGTGTGAACATCTACGCAAGCGCGGCATTAGTGTGGTGTTCCTTGCCCACACTGGCATTGTTAAAATGAAAAACCGTCCTGATGGTGGTGAATATGTTGCCTATTCTTTGGATATGCACGAACGCTCACGCGCCGTGTATGTATCAAGTAGTGACATTGTTGCCTACTTGAAAGCCCGCGACTTTGTGGTGGGCAATGAAGAAAACAAAAAGGGACAGACTACCAAGTTTGGCCGCGTAACTAATACTGGCGAGCGTGTACTCATTACATCGAGTGACGGCACAATCGGTTACATCGATGCAAAAAACCGCTATAACCTGCCTGACGAAATCGAAGTCAACAAGGGCGAAAATCCTTTAATCCCCTTAATACCTTTTTACAGCCAACAATAACCCGCGCATTAACGCGCATTAAACAAACGCGCCTATAAAAAGGCGCATAGGAGTTACATCATGTCATTTTGGCAAAAACAAGACGGCTCGGCAGTTGAATCCTCCACCACATTTGAATCAGGCGGTGGTGAGATTACCCCGATTCCAAACAATACCGCGCTCATTGGTGCAATCGAAGAGGCAAAATGGTCTGAATATCAAGGTGAGCATTACATCAATCTTAAATGGCGTGTGATGCGCCCTGCTGAATATGCTAACCGTGTATTGTTTCAAAAGTTAAAAGTGTTTAGCCCAAAGCAAGGCGACAAAGCCAAGCAAATGCTTGCAGCCATTGACGCGAACGCGGGCGGTAAACTTGCTAAACTTAAAGATGCACCTGAAGATATGGATTTAATGACCGCGCTTGTTGGTAAGGCAATGGCGATTAAGGTACAGATTTGGGACATTGACGGCAAAACAGGTAATTGGATTAGTGCTGTTGCCCCTGCCAAACAACAAGCACCACAGGCGCAAACTCAAGCGCCAACACGCCCTACACCACCACAAAACGCACACAATCAAGCAAAATCTAACGCCTACCAAGCGCAAGATGATGATGACGATATTCCGTTTTAATCTAACCCACTCACACCACAAGGCGCGTTAATGCGCCTTTTAAAAGAGAGTATTAAAATGATTAAGTTAAGTTTAACAGAAGACCAATTAGAAACGATTGAAGCCGCACTTGAAACATATTGCATAGGCTTATGTGAAGAAAAAGACCCGCACTTAACAATGGCAGCAAACGCACAAAAAGCCATTGTTACAGTGCTTAATGAAAAGTGCCGAGGGGCTGTGCCGAACCTTCCTGAATTGCGTGTTTTAGCAGAATCTTTAATGCCTGAGCATATAGAGCTTGAATATACAACAAACGGACTGCAAGGCGGAGATTCAGGCCATGGCGGATATACCACTCTTAAAATAGGGAGTATTCCGTTTTCTTGCGATATTAAAATAAATGGCGAAAAACAAGAATTTAACGACTTAGAAACGATAGAGATTACAGTTAGAGGAGACTGGGAGTCTAGCGGTTTTGCTTCGGCATTCATTAAGTTAGGTAAGAAACTTTTCAAAAAAACGCGCATAACTGATTAACCCACTAAACCCCCTTTAACGCGCCTACAATGTGGGCGCATAGGAGCATGACAATGTCAACAGAACAACGTAGCCCTGAATGGTTTGCACAGCGTAAAGGCCGCGTCACAGGTAGCGTAGCAGGTGCAATACTTGGTTTAAATCAGCATCAATCGCCCGATGCTATTTTACGCCGTATGGTACGCGAATATCACGGACTAGAAAGCGAATTTACAGGCAACATCGCTACCGAATATGGCCAATTAAATGAGCCTATGGCCTTGTTGGGTTTTGTGAACAAGTACAGCTATCCTGTAAATGAAGTCGGATTTTGTGTCCATGCTGATTACGCTTGGTTAGGCGCGTCACCTGATGGTATTTTTGAGAATAACATGGGTGAACAGTGCATTTTAGAGATTAAATGCCCGTTTGGATTGCGTAACGACCTTACGCCACAATTCAAAACCATTGAACAACAACCGCATTATTACGCACAGTTACAGCTCGAAATGGCTTGCACAGGCTTAAAACAAACGTACTTCTACCAATGGTCACAACATGGCGATAGCCTTGAGATTGTGCCATTTAACAAACTTTTGTTTAACGATGCCGTTATTAAACTGTTTGCGTTTTATGAGTTGTATTTGCACGAACTTAAAAACAAAAAACATTTAGAGCCGTTAATACCTGAAATTGACACGCCAAAGGCTCATGCACTGATTACTCAATACGATGCACTTAGCGAAGTAATCGACAATGCCACACAACAAAAAGCTGAAGTATTGGCACAAATTACCGCGCTTTGTAACGATAAAAACGCCGTCATTTGTGGGCGCAAACTCACGCAAATAAAACGCGATGGTGCAATCAGTTACGCTAAAGCAATCAAAGACCTATTACCCAATGCCGACCTTAGCAAGTATCAAGGCAAACCAACAAGCTATTGGAAATTGGGGTAATGTTATGCAATTACGCCCCTATCAACAAGATGCCGTAGATAGTGCTATCGCATGGATGCGTAAAAGTACAGAGCCTGCATTATTGGGATTATCAACAGGTGCAGGCAAAAGCCACATCGCCGCCGCCATAGCCCTATGGATAACCCAAAAAACAGGTAAAAAGGTTTTAGTTTTACAGCCGTCCAAAGAATTGACTTCTCAGAATTTTGAGAAATATCTAGCCACTGGCGAAAAGGCTTCTATCTTTAGCGCAAGCGCAAACAGTAAATGCACCCGTCATAACGTAGTTTACGCCACACCTAAAACCGTATTAAACAGCATTGCGCGTTTTGGTGATGCCTTTGGTGCGGTCATCATTGACGAAGCACATCAAACGACACCGACAATAAAACAAATTATTGACAGCATACGCGCCAAAAATCCCATGCTTAGAGTTATTGGCATGACTGCCACACCGTACAGAATGGGAACGGGTTATATTTACCAATTCGACCACACGCACACACCAATAAAACGACTCAGCGAAGATGAAACAATCAGTGCTTTTTATCACTCATTACTTTATAAAATCCACACGCGCGAACTAATAGAAATGGGATTCTTAACGGATGCTCACACAGATACCTCAGCTAACCAAATACACTACAACACCGACAACCTAACGCTAAATAAGATGGGACAGTTTGACGCGAAAGCAGTAGAACAAGCATTCGTCGGTCAAGGCCGCTTAACGTCACAGATTGTCGCGGATGTTGTGAGCCATGCTGCTAACCGTAAAGGCGTAATGTTATTTGCCGCCACAGTTAAACACGCTGAAGAAATACTTGAAAGCCTGCCGCCACACAATAGCCGAATGCTTGGCGGAGAAATAAACATGGGCAAAGCAGACCGTGAGCAACTCATCAATGATTTTAAGAATCAAAAGTTTAAATATATTGTCAGTGTTGGCACATTAACGACAGGTTTTGACGCTCCACACGTTGACTTAGTAGCCATTTTACGCGCCACAGAATCCGCCTCATTGTTTCAGCAAATCATAGGGCGCGGCCTCAGATTGTGCGATGGTAAAGAGGATTGTTTGGTGTTGGACTATGCCGAAAACATAGAACGGCACGACCTGAAAGACGATATTTTTAGTCCTAAAATAACAACAAGCAAAGCTAAGTCTAGCGGCAGTCTTGATGCAGAATGTGAATGGTGCAAGTTTACAAACCAATACGCAGCACGACCAAACACTGACAAACTGGATATAGACAAGCAAGGCTTTTTTCTAGACTTGGCAGGCAATCGCATTTTAACCGAAGATGACCAACCATACGCCGCGCACTTTGGCAGACGATGCAATGGATTTATAAAATCAGTATTGGAACGCGGCAAGCTGGATAGGTGCGAGTTTAGATATGCGTCTAAAACTTGCGAAGAATGCAGCCATGAGAACGATATAGCGGCGCGTTACTGCGAGAAGTGTAAGCATGAGCTTGTAAACCCCAATGATTCCCTTACCGCACAATTTGAAACGGTAAAGCGCGACCCTTATGCTATTTTTACCGAAGAAGTACGCTTTTTTAGCGTTAAGAAAGGTAAAAGCAAAGCGGGTAACGATATGCTGATTTGCGAGTATTCGACAGACAATAGCAACTTTAGAGCGTATTACACAGCAAATCTTGAAGTAAATATGATTGCTAGAAAATGGAAAGAGCTAAATATAACGCTTTTTGGACACACTAACTATAATGCAAGTATTGATTATTTTTTGAGTTGCTACACTAATCAAATGCCCTCGACAGTAACCTACCGCAAAAACAAAGACACGGGTTATTACGATGTTTTTGGACACAATAAAGCCATAATTTGAATATTTTATGCAAAAAACAACTTTATTTTAGGTGACTAAATGAAAATACCACAATGGCTTAAAACTTATGGCTGTATTGATTTTAGGGGCGATTGTCCGCGTGAAGATGCGGAGCTAATGACATTTTTTAACGAGTTAAAGCGTCTCTATCCGCACCTATCGGCTATCGCTATCCATCCAGATAATGAAGGGTTAATCATTGGCACAGGCCATAACGTACACATTAAACAAAAGGCAAAGGGTGCAATTAAGAAAGGTGCGTCTGATATTATTATTGTGGGCAATCCAACGTTTGTTTGTGAGATGAAACGTCAAGACCACACAAAAAGCCAATGGCAGGACGGTCAATTAGAGTTTTTAGAAGCAAGCAAAAAGAACGGCGCGTTTGTGTGCATAGCACTTGGGTACGTTGCTGCATTACTTGCCGTCGAAGAATGGCACGAAAGATAAACTAATTTAACCCAATAAAAAGCCACTAATCAAAGTGGCTGTTTTAATGCAATGCGGCGGTTGTGGGTAGTTTAATCCCTGTCAATTTGGGACAAAATCCAATTCTGTCGAATTCGACGGAATTAGAATCCAATTCCCCCGAAAAATGGGGTGTTAAAATTTAGACAATAAAAAAGCCCATATTTCTATGAGCTTGATTACGGTCAGGAACTCCCAACCCAACACTAAACAAGGTTACGCTTCGCTTCGATAGGCGTGCTTAGTATGTTAAAGAGATTTTACATCAATTAAAGCGTTTTGCAACTCAACTAAAATCACCTCAGCATCTTTCACAATGGTATCTAAAACCATCGACTTACTCACGCATTTGCTTAATGATTCTACTTCATCACCAGCACCAAAATCGCCACTGTACAACATTTCTAAATCATACAAAGCCATGCTTACATCGTTAAGATGTTCTGCAAATGCTTTTTGTAATGGTGTTGTTGCTCGTCGTTTAATTTCACTAACTGCATCATTCAAACGACCATACACATAGTCTAAACTTCCACCGCTCATAACTACCCCTTTTTAAATTTCAAAGTACGCTTATAGTAATTCAGCGCGTACCCGTAATTCTGCAATGCAAACTTTTTGCACCACGCC